ACAAAAACAAATATCATCAAAAGTTTCATATTGAGATTTATCCATAATTGCTACAAAGCCATCTGTATTTGCAGAGATGATGCTTATATTTTTATTTTCTAATCTTTCAATTAACATTAATAAAGCCAATTGACCTGTTAAGGTCACAGCCATCATTAAATCAGGGGAATACAATACTGAATATTTGGATCCTAATTTACCAAACGATCCATTTATTACAACCTTTAATGATTCATTCATTAGTTTGTTTCCAGACCTTTTAGCTCTGAGTCTCTCTGCGACAATATCCTTATAAACTTCTAAAAAAGTAGGACCCAAATGTCGGGGGTATAATTTCAAATTCAAAATTATAGCAGGGTAATATGAAGCCACATCTCTTTCACATAATATTTGATTTCCAGTTGGGATTATTGTTTGCTTTTTTTCTGTTGAATGTATTCCCCCAATTCCTAATTGATAAGAAGATTTACCTATATCAATCTTCATAGACTTAAGTTCTTTAGGTAATTTTATTGACCCTTTACCATCTAATTCAAAGTGATGATTACTGATAAATTCTAAAGCTTTATTAAGCTTTTCGTTATTGAATTTTATATAGCTAGGGATGTCATATTTGAACGTACAAGAACTATCTATTCTTGGACGTGTAACTCTCTTGTTAGGCATTTTTTTAGCTAATACGGACTTTATAACCGTTTCTGCTATTTGTGCATCAGATTTAGATCTGAGGTCGGAACCATATTGCTCTGACATTTCATAACGAAGACGAATTCTATCCTCCACTTTTCTATATAAGTCAATAGTGGTATTCAAATCATTAATGCAATATGTCAGGGTCTCTTCCATTTCTTTATTGGTTAAAGTTGTACCTGGTTCAATTGGTAAATCTTGTAACCTTTTTGAATTTAATCTGCCCCCATATAATTTGAGGCTAACTCTTACTCCAGGTGATGGATCAGAAATATCAAAATGAGACATTTTTTTGGGTTTAATTAAATGGAAATCTTTCATAGTTTTCCAGCCGGGGTCATTGCCCTCAATAATTCGGTCGGATAATTTGTGTATCTCTTCGCAAGTCCTTTTATTTAAAGCAAAAAGAATAATTGGAATATCATATTTATTACTATTAAATCCAAAAGTAGTCCTTTTATATAGAATAGATTTAAGTTTATGGCATTGCTCATCATTTAAAGATTCATTTTTGCCTTTGACTTCTATAGTAGATATATTGTTATTGTCAATATTCTTAAATGCAATTAAGAAATAATTAGGATAGACTTCACAATCAAGTACGACTAAATCTTTCATTTTTTCTCACTATGCATAAAAGCAGTTAACAAAGTGTTTCGAGTTTTGGTGAAGACCTCAAGTCGAGATTCCAACTCTGTGTCTCCATCAACTATGGCACTTATTATTCTCATTGCAAGGTCACTATCATTGAGTTCACCATCTGCGAGTTTCATTAGTACTTTATCTGGATATTTAGATTTCATTTGTTATGGTCATTTTTCCACAATGAACGTGGTTTTATTTTTTCTTCCTTAGGAATGCCTAATCCCATTAAGAAATATGTAATGGTTGCACCTATCAGTCCAGAGACGATAAGTGCTACCACTCCTAAGAAAATATTAAAGATCGTCCAGGTCATCAAAATCTTCAGAGACATCAATTGCACCCATTCCCCATGGCTCCCCATCCTTTACGAATTGGACTCCATAGAGATTGGCATTTACGCGTTTCCCATATTTATTATTTTGAACCCAAAGGTCAATAATACAGTTGACGTAGCATCCAGGATAAATCCTTTCATCTTCTTCAACTAATGGGGTTTTATCTCTGTCAATGACAGTTGGTCTTTTAGAACTTGCGGCTTTTAGTGACCAATGATCGGCATATCCATCGTATTGGGAATCATCACCATCTTTTAAGCAACGCTTATCAGATGGGATAGTAACCTTAGCATCAGCAATAGCTTTTTCAATCGCATCATCTAACATTGCTTTGGCTTTTTTATCCTTTTTATCGATTAGGAAAGTGCCTTCAAATTTCCCTTCGTTGCCATCGAATTCTGCCTTACGGAAGATAGATGGAAACGAAAGACGAACATTTTTTAATATCATTTTACTCATTATATTCTCCTTATAAGATTTGAGTTTTATTTGGTTGAAGCTGACTCATCAGAAATAGGTTACCATACCTAAATGACAAAGGCCACGAGTGCTGGATAGTCTTAATTGGAAGTCGTGACCTCTGTTTCGTCTTTCAACGTAATATGTTCCGTTTCTAGGAAAAGGGTACGGAACAAGACCCCCATGAAATATCCTATTAATAAAGTATACCACAAAATTGATAATTGATAAATTATATTTCATCAAAAAGCTCCTCTGTGCTTACAATATCTAATTCTTGTCTTTTGTCATCAGATGATGCCAAAATTGTTTTACCTTTAGGTTTATCTGTAAGATCTTTGGTAAAATCTTTACCCAATCTCCTTTCTGCTTCAGTTATACCTATAATCTTTTTAGTAAATGCTTCATCCCCTAATTTTTTAATTAATTCTTTTTCAGCAAGCTTATTCCATTTTCGAATAGCTCTACCTTCTACTAATTTATAACCTTCAAATGCTTTACCTGTTCCTAATTGGTCAAATACAGAAGCTTCTACTGCATTTAAAAATAATTGGATAAGGCTCTTATTGTCCAGTATGGACTTCTTTTCTTCTTCACTTAAGGTTTCTACATCTATACTGTCTAAATTATCAAATTCGGCGGTTATAGTTGCAGTGGTAAAATCGAATAATGCTTTGCAATCGCCTTTAGCTCTACACCATTGACATTGTTTTTTACCTGGTATTCTTTGAGCTCCAGGGCTTAAAGCCAGTTGAGCCCTTTCTGTTACATACTTACCAAAGGACAATAAATCCTCTTTAGATATATCCCAAGAAGAGAAATGAAAGATCCTTGGCTGTACAATATGGAGTCTAAATGTATCAATATCATACAGAAAGGCTAAATCGTGTAGCATACCTGTTGCATACAATTGTGCTTGGGTATTCTCAAATGCGTCTACTTTTACACCTTTGCCATATTTTAAATCAAAGATATGACAAATTTTATTTTCAGAATCCACTACTGCTGAATCCAGTGTTCCAAATCCCTCTGGAACAATATGGTCAAAATATACCATCTCTTCTGCGTATAAAGTTGTAAATCTATTCTCAAAACTTCTCACATAGTCGACATATTCTTGAACATATTCGGTCATTTCTTTTTCGACAATTCTTTTATATACTTTTTTGCCAATATAAGATTCAGCATCTCTGTTCTTTTTCAAACAAAGATCGGCTAATTCATGAGCCATGGAACCTTCTATAGCAAATTCGGAACCTTCTCCATCAGATGGATAGATTGATTCAGCATGGACCGAGCCGGGGCAATTAAGCCACCGACTCGAACCGCTTGCAGATAATTTAGCATGTGCAGTCATAATTCTCCTATTTGTTTATGAAGACTTTTAAGGTCTTTAGAACTAAGATCAGCTATTGAATCTGCTTTCAACTTAGTCACCATTGCCTTGATTGTTTTACGTTCAACCCCTGCTATCATCTTAGCCTTTGCTAATTCCTTAACGTGCTTTGCTGTGATAACATGTTCGTGGAATTCTTCTACGATTTGATCTGGTTTCATATCTTCATATTTAACTGGACCTCCTTCTAACTGAGCTTCTAACTGAGATTCCATTATCTCGGTCAACCTTATAATCGCATCAGTTAAATCTTTAATTTGCTTTTCAATATTCATGATTGTATGCTCCTTATATATTCATTGGTGCTCATTAATTTTCTAGCATTTAAATTATGGTATTGACTTTCAGGTTGACGTGTATAAGCTAATTGAAAGTTTTTCCATTGAATTGCTGCACATTGACCAGGATGCTCAAGACAGCGATGAAAAACATATTTGGTTTGTCTTTTACAAGGCTTAAACCATTTTACAAATCTATATCCCATCTCATTAAAAACAATAGGCTCATCAGTAAAACAATGTTGAATAATATGTAACGTGCCATTATTGTTAGACTTCCAAATAGTATCCACTAAGTTTGGGTGGTCTGGTAAAAATCCGTTCATAATATTTCTCCTTATATCATTTTATTAAAAGTGGGGACTCCAAAGCGAGTATGAAAAAGAGTCCCCGTAACCATTAAGCTGGTTCCTTGTGAAGAGTTCCGTCTCTATTAAAAGGACTAAACTCAGTACCATCTGAGCATGAAAGTTTACCTGTATGCTCACCATCATAATCCCATTCCCAAATAGGTAGAGCATGATGTGCTGGATGAGATGAGCTATCGAAATTTTCATTATAGTCTTTCATTGCTCTTTCAGCAGTTTTATGACTATAAACTGTTTCAATAGGTTCGTCATCACCAGAGATAAATATATGCCAATCCCTAGATGGTAAATTAAGTACGCGACGAGTGGTGTGTTTAAGGATGTAAACCTTATTCTTTTCAAAGAATTCCGGAGTACATACAAATTGCCAATGCCACACATCTACTTGGTCACCAACTTGTTCATCATATTCCTGCCATTTGCCAGTACAAAAACAAATTGCTTCAGTGCCATATTCAACTGGGTCGATTTGATGTATCTTACCTTTACTTTCCCAAGCAGCACTTTGACGATAACCAATTTTTAATGGACCAAAATCTATATGGACCCATTCGTTGGTTTCGGAATCATAATGGCTAGGTCCACCCATGTTTGAAATTGGTGTACTTCCTAGCTCATCGCCTTTTTTAAAGTTTTTAAAATCGAAAATTTTCATGTCGTTCTCCTTATATCATTTTATTTGAAAAGTGGGGACCCCATAGTCAGAGCCCCCGTTTGGTTTAAAAGTTGTAATCATAAAAATAATGGGGCTTATCCGCTAACTTATAATGAGCGGTTTGGTGCCAATAAACACCTTCACCATAATTTTTTTGAGTTTTACGTTTCCTAACTCTAAATGTATGACCTTGGGGGTTAGAACTAATTAACCATTTTTGGTCATAGTTATTAGTGCAATGAGCTGAAAATCCACCTGGTATAAAATCAGGTTTGAAATCAGGATTCTTTTCAACAGTCATAGACCTAATTTCTAGAGTTTTGTCGGATATGACCTTAATAACCTCATAAGGGGTTGTATCAGTATATCCTTGCATGTTTATAAATTTTTTCATGTATTTCTCCTTATATCATTATAGTTTTATTTCCTAACCAAACCTTGTTTCCCGATTTGGTAGGACCATTATATCACGATTCTTGAGAATTATCAATTATATTTGATAAATTTATATATTTATTTATTATATTATTAAATATATGATACTATAGGCCATATTACATAAATAAAGGAGCATTCTTATGCAAGATGACATATTACCCCTAGATTTGATCAGAAAGGGTCTAAAAGACAAACGTTTGTATGCAGTAAGTGAGTCTACAAACATTTCATATCCAACTTTAAAAAAGCTCTTAGATGGTGTAGAAAGTAACTATACGACAGGAACCCTACGCGCGGTCTCTAAATATATCACCGAATCTCAACTAGAAACACCCTTAAATTTCGAGTAAATGATTAATAATTCTACCATAAGACAATATTTGTCTTCAGGTAAGCAATTAACCGTCTTAGCTGGAAAGAGACCAATTGTAGAGAATTGGACAAAAAAGAGAGTTGAGGAAGACAGAATACTAAGCCATAAAGGCAATTTAGGATGGGTGATTGGTGAAGATGATTTAGTTATAGATGTTGACCCTAAAAATGGGGGAGATGTTAGCTTTCAAAAGTTTTTAAAAGACTTAAAATTAGAATTAGAACCTACTGTTACTACGCCTAGCGGAGGGTTCCATATATATTTAACTATCCCTAAAAAATATACAGGGAAATCTTTCAAGAAAAATGTTAAAAAATACCCAGGAATAGACTTCTTATCCCAAGGTGCCCAGTGTGTTATTGTAGGAGGTACAACGGAAGAAGGAAGTTATCAATGGTCAGAAGATTTATTTGGTGAATTTAGTCAAATAAAAGCTTCGAAATCTATTATGGAATTATTATCCAAATCTGATCTCCCTAAAACAAATGGTAAATTAGGTGATTTTGAAGGATTAATCAGTAATGATAGTATGCCAGAGGAAAAGGTTTTGGATATATTAGCTCGTTTAGATCCTTCTGTAACTAATCATGAATGGGTAAGAATTGGAATGGCTTTGCATGATTGGCATCCAACTAAAGGATTAGAACTTTGGGAAGAATGGTCTAAAACTGGAACAAATTATGAAGAAGGTGAAACTGCTAAACGTTGGAAAAGCTTTAAACCTGGCGGGGGAGTTACCATGGGAACCATATTATTCATGGCCAAGGAAGCTGATTACGATGCTGAATTAAATGAGGTCAATGATATTCTTAACAAGATTAAGGTCTCAGATGAGAAGATTCTGGAATTCGATTTACTTCCTTCTATCCGTAAAACTAATTTAAATCGCTTAAATCGTGAAAAATTAGTTAAAGCTATTCAAGGAAGATTCAAAGAATTAAGCGGTGTTAGCATGCCAATCAACAATATTAGATCCTTAATTGCTACTGAATCCATTGGTGAAGGTGAGTTAGTTGATGAAGATGAAGCACCAAAATGGTGTAATAATTGGGTATATGTTAACAGTCATAATGGATTTATTAATTTAAAAACCTTAAAGCTTCATAAAGCGGAATCATTTAATGTTGAGAATGGCAAGAATGTACCTATCTCTGATTCAGGTACTAAGCCCTCAGCAAGTAAATATATATCCGATAGAGGATTTGTTAAAAAGGTAGACTCAATTGGGTACTTACCTGGTGTTGAGGAGACTGTAACGGATATCGAAGGCTCTACAATTCTGAATGTATTCAATCCTAAAACCTTACCCCAAGAGGCAAAAGAATATACTAAGGATGGTAAAAAAGCTATTGAATTAATAAAAGCTCACATGAAATTTATTTGCACTACGGATAAAGATACTGATATATTATTATCATGGTTAGCATTCCAAGTGCAATATCCAGGCAAGAGAGTCTTATGGGCTCCAGTCATTCAATCCATCCAAGGCGTTGGTAAAACGTTCTTTGGTGAACTTCTTAGGTGTTGCTTAGGCGATAGGAATGTTGGAACTGTATCACCTACTCAGGTAACTTCTGATTTTAATGCATGGGCAACCAATGTGGTAGTCAATGTATTAGAGGAATTAAGAGTTAAAGGCCATAATCGCTATGATGCTGTTAATGCGCTAAAACCTCTTATAACCGACAGAATGATACAAATTAACGAAAAGGGTGTTACACCTTATATGACGTACAATACGACAAACTATATGGTCTTCACCAACTATAAAGATGCATTGCCTTTAGATACCGATGATCGTAGATGGTGGATTATCTTTGTACCAATTCAATCTATAGACGATTTGCCTCGATATGTAGGTTATGAAGCAGGTGAATATTTCGAGAAATTATTCTATGCTATTAATAATTACCAAGGGGAAATAAGGAAATGGCTATTAGAATATACTATCGTTGAAGAGTTTAAACGCATTAAACAAGCACCAATGACTCAACATAAACAATTAATGATTGCAACAGAAGATGACGCCTTTTCGGGACTTACGGAAGTTAGGTCATTAATCGCAGGCAATAATAAATATATTAACAAGAACTGCATATCCCAGTCAGATTTAAATGATTTACTTTTATTCGATTATCCTGAATTGCAGTTATCGAAGAAGGAAATAAGATTTGTAATGAAGAAATTAGGTTACAGTTTGCATCCTAAAGTGGTTAAAGTCGATGGAAGAAATAGAAGGATATGGGTCCTGAATGCTATGTCTAATGATGAAATTCGTGAATCATTCGAAGAATTATAAGATTTGTTACCTATTTTGTGACCTCAAAAAAGCTATATACTATATACATTTAAGTACTATTTTATATAAATAGTAACGGTAACAGATAGAATAATAGAATGATAGTATAGAATAAGAATCTTTGGTATTCTCTTTATCATACATATCTATTTTCCCAATCGTTACTCGTTACTGTTACCTTGGTTTCATGATAAAATATTATAAATCGGGGAGGGGAATCAAATGAATAAGTGGATAATAATATCAATTGCTTTGGGTGTAATTGCATTCATTGCAGCGATGGCAATAGGTGTTGATGCATTAATGTGCACTCCGCCTTGTGTATGACAGATGTAGAAAAAAGTACTTCAAGATGGCGATGGACGGCACTTATAATATATTTGCTGATTTGTTTCTATGATTTCTTATTCGTTCCAGTCTGGTATGGTCTTAATCGACCAGACATTTCTCAATTTATGGATATAATTAATTCAACAGAGGATACGTTAGTTCAGATGGAATTGATGAAGAAATTGACTGGTCAGCATAATCCGTTTACTTTAATGGGTGGCGGTTTATTTCATTTAGCTTTTGGTGCGATACTTACTGGAAGTGCTATTGGATCAAATAAATAATAAATAATTAATAACCGTAAGTGATTACGTGATAGAATGTTTAAGCAAATCAAGGAGTTATTCAGATGGCAACTTATTACACGGAAAACAAGACGAGACAGCTAAAAAAGGCGATGGTCGCGGCGCTGCAAAGCACTTTGGGGATTGTGAGTCCAGCTTTATTGAAGGCTAAAATCTCTCGAACAACTCATTATAGTTGGCTTAAAGCCGATGAGGAATACAAGGCTCAATGTCAAGAAACTGCGGAAGCAGCACTAGACTTTGCAGAGAGTAGTCTTCATCACCAAATAGACGAACATCAAACGGCTGCTACGATCTTTTATCTTAAGACCAAAGGCAAGGCCAGAGGATATATAGAAAAACAGGAATATGATTTATCCTCGTCCGATGGGTCTCTAAGCCCTCAACCCACAGTGATTGAATTAGTTGCAAAGGATGACAACAACGACAGCGAAGACGAAAGCACAGATTGAACTCCCGCCTAAATTGGTAAATACATTCAAGGGAACAGCGAGGTATCGTGGCTCTTATGGGGGACGGGGCTCAGGCAAGACTCGATCATTTGCCTTAATGACTGCAGTCTTAGGATATAAATGGGGTAAAGCAGGCATCAATGGCCAAATACTCTGTGCTCGTGAATTCATGAATAGCTTAGATGACTCCTCTCTTGAAGAGATTAAGACCGCCATCAGGGCCATTCCATGGCTCAATGAGTATTACACCATAGGGGAAAAGTATATCCGATCAAAGGATGGTAATAT